AGGACTACGATCAACACCATGCCGTTATATAAGTTGTGATGAGGTAGATGCGTTTCCGTCAGATGCGTCAGGTGAAGGTGATCCTGTAGCTCTTGCGGAAAAGAGGGCAACAACATTCAGTACACGTAAAAAGGTATTACTTACATCTACACCTACTATTAAGGACTTTTCAAGGATAGAATCAGAATATTTAGCAAGTGACCAAAGATTATATTATGTACCTTGTCCGATTTGCGGTGAGTATCAAGATTTACGCTGGAAACAATTACAGAAAGAAGATGTAAATAATGTGAAATATAAATGTATACATTGTGAAAAATTATTTGATGAAAGTCATAAAACAAAAATGCTTAGAAAAGGTGAATGGAGAGCTAATAAAGAAGGTGATGGTATAACAGCAGGTTTTAGGTTAAATGGTTTATATAGTCCATTAGGCTGGTTTAGTTGGAAAGAAGCAGTAATGGAATTTAATAAGGCAAAAGGTGATGCACCATTAATTAAGACATTTGTTAATACACGTTTAGCAGAAACATTTGAAACAGATTATGTAAGTGCCATGAGTGCAGAAGGATTGTTAAAAAGATGCGAAAGTTATGAACAGGCTACTTGTCCAGATGGTGTATTGTTTTTAACTCAAGGTGTTGACTGTCAGATTGACAGACTAGAAGTTAGTACATGGGGTTGGGGAAAATATGAGGAATCATATCTTATAGATCATGTACAGCTATGGGGTGATCCACATCAGGCAGAAGTATGGAAGCAACTAGAAATAGTGATAAATCAACAATATGAACATGAGAATGGTAAAAGTTTAGTACCTGTTATTACTGCTGTTGACTCAGGTGGTTTACATACATCAGAAGTTTATCAGTTTGCTAGAGAAAAAATAGCACAGGGTGTTATTGCTATTAAAGGACAATCACAGGCCAATAAACCTGTAATAGGTAGACCTACAAGAGTAGATATAAATTTTAGAAAAAGAAATAAAGCTATAAAAAAAGGTGGTTTAGTATATCCATTAGGAGTTGATACTATTAAAAATACTTTAATGGGTAGATTAAAAAATAATAAAATAGGAAGTGCTGGTTATATACATTTTCATGCAAGTACAACTGAAGAATATTTCAAGCAGATTACAGCAGAAAGACAGATACTTAAAACTAATAAATCAGGTTTTCAAGTTCCACAATGGGTAAAAAAAGGTAATACAAGAAATGAATGTTTAGATACTTGGGTATACAGTTACGCAGCTATGTGCTTTTATATAAGTAAATTTAATAGAAATACAGTGTGGCAACAATTAGAAAATAAAATGAATAAAGCTGATAATGTAGATAAGCCTAAAAGAGCTACAATAAGAACAGCACCAAAAAAAGATTTTGTTAATTCCTGGTAAAGCTAATGTTTAAATCTGACTTACCTAGTATTATTGTTGCTGGTACTACAATTGAATGGGTAGATCGAGCGACAACTGCTGGTATAAATGAAAGTATTACAAGTCCTGATTGGACATTAGAATATTACCTAAGAACTAATACAGCTAGTGAAGGACACACTGTACAAGGTACACAATACTCAAACAGCACAGGTTGGCAGTTTACAATAACTGCTACTGACAGTGCAGCGTTTGATGCAGGTAATTGGTTCTGGGCTGCAAGGGCATTTAAAAGCGGTAAAGTTTTTGAACTAGGTACAGGTGAGCTAGAAGTAAAACAATCATTACAATATTCTGGTACACCTGCTGCCATAGACAATAGAACACAAACTGAAAAAGATCTTGATGCTGTTGAAGCTGCTATTAGGGCTATGGTTGCAGATAAAGCACAGGAATACAGCATTGGTAATAGAACATTTAAAAGAATCGATTTAGATAAGTTGAGAGAGTTAAGGGCTGAATTAAAAAGTAGAGTTGCCAGTGAAAAGCGGTATAGTTTAATAAGTCAGGGTTTAGGTGATCCTAAAACACTTTATGTACGCTTTTAAGGGGGTTAAATGGGCTTAAGAAACGCTTGGAAGGGCTTATTTACATCTAACAACGACTTAAATAGCCGTAGAAATAGGTTAAAAAGAATGTATGCAGGTGCAAGAGTTGATAGAACAAACCTTAGTTGGATAACACCATTATCTTCACCAGATCAAAGTTATAAAAATTCTATAGAACTACTTAGAAAAAGAGTACATGATTTAGTGCGTAATAATAATTATGCAGCACAGGCAGTTAGATATGCAACTAATCAAATAGTTGGACAAGGCGTAACTATGCAAGCACAAATAAAAAGTCAAAGAGGGGGTACACCTAATACAAGATTAAATGAGTCAATAGAAAGTGAATGGAGTAAATGGGGTAGAAAAGATAGCTGTGATATACGTGGTGTTTTATGTTTTTCTGAAATGGAAAGACTTGCAGTAAGGTCAATGATAGAAAGCGGTGAATGTTTTATTGTTATACACAGAAAAGCATATGGTAGAAGTAAAATACCTTTTTCATTAGAAATATTAGAAGCTGAACAATTAGATGCTGATTATAAAGGTTTAAAAAAAGACAACAAAAATGTATGGAGGTTAGGTATAGAAATTAGTCCAGAAGGTAGGGCTGTCAGTTATGCATTTTTAAGAAAACACCCAGGTGATACAACACTTGAAAATCCTATAAAAGAAAAAAGACATATAATTGTACCTGCTAAAGATGTAATACATTTATTTATGCCACTAAGACCAGGACAGCATAGAGGTGTACCATTTTTAGCTAGTGCAATAAATCATTTACATCAGCTAGATGGATATATTGAGGCAACTGTTGTAGGTCAACGAGCAAGTTCTGCTCTTATGGGATTTATCACAAGTCCAGAAGGTGAACTAGATGCAGGTGGTGAAGTATTTGATTATGAACGTGTAAGTGGATTTGAGCCTGGTGCATTTAAATATTTAGCACCTGGTGAATCAATATCTGTACCTGATTTAGATAAAGCTAATGGTGAGTTTGAACCATTTGTGAGGGCAATGCTTAGAAGTATGGCAAGTGGTTTAGGTTGTAGTTTTGAGGCTATAAGTTCTGATTATTCACAATCTAATTACAGCAGTAGCAGATTAGCAATGATGCAAGACAGAGATCATTGGAGAACAATACAAAAAATGTTAAAGGAAACTTTTTATCAGCCTATATATGAATACTGGTTAGAGATGGCTGTATTAAGCGGTACATTATCTTTGCCTACATATTCAACAACACCAGAAGTATATGAAAGAGTTAGATGGGTATGTAGAGGTTACAGTTATGTAGACCCACAAAAAGAAGTAGCAGCAATGAAAGATGCAGTAAGGTGTGGATTTAAAACACTTACAGATGTTGTTAGTGAAAATGGTGGAGATATAGAAGAACTGCTTATTGCAAGACAGACAGAACTGGCAAAACTAGATGAAATGAACATTATTACAGATAGTGACCCATCAGCTACAAATAAATCTGGTGGTAGTCAATATAAACCTATAAATACTGTTGATCCTTTTGGTGATACGGATGCACCTACAGGTGAGGATGCAGCAAACGTTGCGGATGGTTCAGATGGCAGTTATTAATGGTACAGAAATAGACCTTATGCCTACAAAAGGCATGAGAGAAGCAGCAGAAAGGTACAGAGAATTTAAAAAAGAGGGTAAAAAAGGTGGTACAGAAGTTGCTGCTAGAAGAGCAACACAAATATTAAGTGGTAATGAATTATCACCTGATGTTGTGATACAAATGGCTGCATGGTTTGCAAGACATGAAGTTGATAAAAAAGCAGAAGGGTTTAGACCTGGTGAAGATGGCTACCCTAGTCCAGGCAAAGTGGCAAATTTAGCATGGGGTGGTGATGCAGGTGAAAGTTTTTCTAAGGCAAAATCAGCTAGAATAAAAGAATTAAGAAACAATGATGCCATGCCTAAAACAAAACGTACTGTAAAACGTGCAGAACCAGACGCATTATCTGTAGGAGATTATGTCAGATGGAATGCAAGTGGTGGTACTGCAAGAGGTCAGATAGATCGTATTGTGCGTGATGGCACTATAAATGTACCTGATTCTAGTTTTGAAATTACTGGTACAGAAGATGACCCTGCTGCATTAATAACTGTATTTAGAGAGAATGATGGAGAATATGAAGCAACAGATGTACAGGTTGGTCATAAGTTCAGTACACTTACTAAGATAGATTCATTAAGAAGTGTTACAAAAGTATTAAAACGTAGTGGTGAGACATCTTTTTCTGAAAAAGAAGAAAACACATATGAATTTAGTTTTTCTAGTACATATCCTGTAGAAAGATCATTTGGTACAGAAATACTAAGCCATGACGAGGGTGCGATCGATTTTGGAAGATTAAATGGTGGGGTTGCACCAGTGTTATGGAATCACAATATGGATTCTGTAATAGGTATTGTTAGAAATGCATATCTTGATAAGGAAAAAAAGAAAGGTCGTGCAGTTGTTGAATTAAGCAGAAATGCAAAGGCACAGGAAGTAAAAAGAGATATAGATGACGGCATTTTATCGTCAATTAGCGTAGGTTATCGCATTTTAGAGATGGAAGAACGTGAAATAGATGGAAATAACGCTTTTCTTGCTACGAGATGGGAGCCACATGAGGTGTCAGTTGTTGCATCGCCAGCAGCACCAGATGTAGGGATTTCAAGAGGATTAATTGATGACAACACTATGCCTAGTGTAGAAAAACAAGATATAGTAGACAGTAAGCGTGTATACGCAGCGTCAACTGACGCACAACAGCCCAATTCTAAACAACAACTAACTATGGAAAAAGAGCAACTTGATCTAGAAGTTGTGCGTAGTGAAGAGCGTAAAAAAGCTGCTTCCGCAGAGCGTACAAGAATTAGAGAGATCAATGCAATGTGTTCTAAGCGTGGTTTTGATGACCTAGCAGAACAGTTAATTAACAATGGTTCATCTGTAGATTCTTGCAGAGAAGCTATTTTGGATAAGCTAGATGCAAAACCTGTAGAAACAGCAAAGCCTATTGAAGAACAACTTTCACCACAGGAAAGAAAACAGTATGCAAAAGACTATAGACTTTCTGCTGGTATAAGGGGTCTTATTACAAACGATTGGTCTGATAAAGCATCGGGTTTTGCTAGAGAAATCTCACAGCAAATTGCAAAGGACTCAGGTAAAGGTACAAGAAGTGGATCTCTATTTATTCCATACAGTGGTTTAGTACAAAGAGCCACATACGTGACTTCAGGTGCTACAACAGGCGGTAACATTGTTGCAACAGATTTACTTGCTGATGACTTTATTGAGGCATTACGCAATTCAACTGTGATGGTTGGTCTAGGTGTACAAACACTTTCTGGCCTTGTTGGAGATGTTGCTATACCTAGAAGATCAGGTGTTGCTTCAACTGGTTTCTTATCAAGTGAAACTGCTGCTCTTAGCCAAGCAGAAAGCACCTTTGATCAAATTTCAATGACCCCAAAAACGTTAGGAACTTTGTCAAAATTCTCTAGAAATATGCTTATTCAAGCTACACCAGGGATTGAAGATCTAGTAAGAAGAGACATTAGTGACGGAATTAACTTAGGTATTGATTTAGGAATACTTAATGGTACTGGTTCATCAGGTCAGCCTACAGGTATTATGCAAACATCTGGTATTGGTTCAGTTGCAATTGGTACTAATGGTGGTGCTATTACAGTTGATAAGCTTATCGACCTAGAAACTGCAATTATGGAAGATAATGCAGGTGTTAACGCTGATTCTATTTCTTATGTAACCAACGCTAAAGTGATGGGTGCTATTAAGAAGCTTAAGACATCTGGCGGTGAGTACTTAGTTAACAACAACCTACAGGCATTAGGTAGAGGTGCAACACCTGTTGCTGTTAATGGTTATCCTCTAGCAATGACTAACCAAGTACCTAGCAACCTTACTAAAGGTTCTACAAGTGGTTCATGTTCTGCTGTTGTTATGGGTGACTTCTCACAGGCAATTTTAGGACTATACGGATCTGGTATAGAAATTACTGCTGGTGAGGACTCAGATGACTTTGCTAAAAACTTAGTTTCAGTTAAAGGTGTAGTTGCATTTGATGTTGCTGTTCGACATGCACAATCATTTGCTGCAATCTTAGACGTAACTACATAAGTGGCTTACTGTATGGGGTAGATTACTACCCCTTTTTTTTTATGAAAATTAAATGTTTAAAAAATGTATGTGCTAGTGGTAATAGCCTAGAAGAAGGTCAAACTTATGATGTGTCAGAATCAGACGCAGAATTATTAATTTCAATGGGTAGGGCAGAAGTATATACACCAAAACGAAAACCAAAAAAAACAACACCTAAAAAGTAATGGCACTTGTTGAGGACAGTACAACACTATCTGCATACCTTGACGATTTTGGTGTAAGTTGTACATCAGGTTCCACAACTGCAAAAGCTATTTTAGAACAACCAGATTTAGTATTAGCTGGCAATCAAATAATAAGTACAGATTATCAATTGACAGCAAAAGTTTCTGACTTTGGTGATCTTAAAGCTGGTGCAAGAATTACTATAGATAATTTAGTGTATTTTGTTAGAGAAGTTAGAAAATTAGATGATGGTAATTTTTGTGAAATTGCAATCCAGAAAAGATGACTACTAAAAGAGAAAAAATTTTAGCTCAACTTTTTAAAGTTTTAGATAACATTACTGTTACTACAAATATCAATGTATATAGGTCAAGAGTTGTACCATTATCTAGAGGTGAAGTACCTGCTATTGTTATTGAACCAGTAAGTGATACTGTTGAGCAAAATACATCACTACCAACATTAGATCATTCCTTGACTGTAAAAGTTAGTGTAATTGTAAGGGGAGATATACCAGATAAACAATCTGATGAAGTTGTTGAATTATTGCATAAAACAATTATGGCTGATTTAACAGTTGATAATAATGCTATTGATTTACAGCCTTCAGATACATCATTTGAATTATTAGACGCAGATCAGCCAGGAGGTGTTATAGATATCGAATATATAGTGCGTTATAGAACAGAAATAAACGATTTAACCCAATAGATGGTGTTTCTTACTAAAAACCTATATTATAGAAACATAATAATTTAATGTAACAATGCCTAAGCTACACAGAAAAAGAAGCATATTAGCTAAAGCAGAATCTAGTTATGGCAGTAACCCTACACCTACTGGTTCTGCTAACTATGTGCAAGTAATAGATCTAAATATAGAACCTATTGTTAGTGATGAAGTTAGTAGAGATTTAATAAGGCCATACATGGGTAACTATGAAGTGATACCTGCTAATACAAGAGTTAATGTGACTTTTGATGTAGAAATGGCTGGGTCTGGTAGTGCGGGTACAGCACCGAAATATGGTGCAATATTAAAAGCCTGTGGTTTATCAGAAACAATCAGTGGTGGTAATACAGTTACATATGCACCTGTATCTACACCATCAGACAGCGTTACATTGTTTGTTAACTATGATGGTATAAGACATAAAGTAACAGGTGCTAGAGGTACATTTAGTCTTAACTGCGAAGTAAATAATATTCCACGAATTTCTTTTTCTTTAACAGGTATATTTAATGCACCTACTGATACTGCTTTACCGACTGTAACAGTCAGCAATCAGGCATCACCATTAATATTTAAAAATGGCAGTACATCAAACTTTTCTATATTTGGATTTTCTGCTGCGTTGCAATCTTGGAATCTTGATTTTAATAATGAAGTAATTTATAGAGAATTAGTGGGGGGAACAAAAGAAGTACTTATTACAGACCGCAGACCATCAGGCACAGCAGTAATAGAATCACCTGCGTTATCAGCCCATAACTTCTTTACAGATTATACTAGTACATCAACTGGCACAAACACTTGGTTGCATGGAACAACAGCAGGTAATAAAGTTACTGTATCTTGTCCACAAACAGATTTAGGGCAGCCTACTTATGAAGAATCAGATGGTATAACAATGCTAAGTTTACCTTTTATGGCAACACCTACAGCATCAGCTAATAATGAATTTAGTCTTGTCTATACATAAAAAAGGGTATACCCTAGTTATTAGATACTAAATTTTTATGCCTTTTGTAATAGATCAAAAACCATTTTATAAATGGAAAGTAGAAGTTAAAGTAAATAAAGATGGAGAAGTTTCTACTGAAATTTTTACTGCACATTTTAAAAATATTACACAATCAAGATTTAGAGAAATGGTAAAAATGATTGAAGATCAACAGATAGAAGATATAGATGTTGCCAAAGAAGTTTTACAGGGCTGGGAGGATATGGAAGCTAGTGATGGTTCACAAGTTCCATTTAATAAAAGTACACTGAATCAATTATTTGAAGTAAGAGGATTTGCAACAGCAGTAGCCTTTGCTTTTATGCAGTCAAATGAAGAAATATATGTAAAAAACTAATACAGGCAGGTGAATATTGGGCTGTTGGTTCAACTGTCATAGATAAAACAGCAGAAGATGATGCAGTATTGGGTGTGAAATCACAAAAAAATAATACAGATAATAATTTTTATGTATTACAGCAGAATTGGATATATTTAGAGATGTTTTTACGTTGTCAAACACAATGGAGAGTAGGACTAAGTGGAATTATTGGTCTAGACTATACATCTGTGGTAGAAATGATTAAACTATATAATATAAAAGATTCTGTAATTATGATTGAAAAAATTCAAATTATTGAATCTGGTGCATTAAAAGCAATGAGTAAAGAGTAATATGGCAAAATTTGATTTAGTAGTAGCAGCAAAAACTGTAGGTGCAGGTTCTATAAAAAGATTAGGTAACTCTATGCAAGGAGTTACAGGTAAAGTTAAAAATTTAAGGCTTGCGTTAGGTGGTCTTAATAAAACATTTGGTGCATTAGGTTTGATCATTTCTGGTGGTGCATTTGTAGGACTTGTTAAAGGTGCTATAGATAGTGCAGATAGTTTTGGAAAGTTATCAGATCAGACAGGTATAGCTGCTAATACATTACAGGCATATACAAACGCAGGTAAATTAGCAGGTGTTGGACAGGAGACTATTGATAAAGGCTTAAGAAGGCTTGCACAGTCAATGAGAGAAGCAGACCAAGGTGTTGCAACATATAGTGACAGCTATAAAGCACTTGGTATATCTGTTAGAGATAGTGATGGAAATTTAAAAAGTAGTGAAACAGTTTTAGGTGAAATAGCTGATAAGTTTGCTGATTTACCTGATGGTGCTACAAAAGCAGCTATTTCCATGGAAATATTTGGCAGGTCAGGTGCAAGTTTAATAAATTTATTAAATGGCGGTAGTGCAGCTTTATCTGAATTTAACTATGCAGTATCAGATGAGTTTGCACAAAACGCAGAATTTTTTAACGACCAGATAGCCGTTTTAGCTATACGTTTTGATGGGTTTAGAAAACAACTAGCAGATGCTTTATTACCTACATTAAATAATTTAATCGGTGTATTTAGTGATTTATTTACATCACAACAGGATTTTACTATGTTGTTTGATGCAATAGGTCTATCGATAAAAACTGTTAGTGCTTCTATATTTACAACTATTGCAGGTTTTAAATTTTTAGGTCGTGTTGTTACTGATATTTTAAAAATTATAAATGAGGCAAGAAAGGGTAATTTTAAAGGTGCAATAGGTATAGGTAAAGAAGGTTTAGCAGATACAAAAGAACAATTTAAGGAGGATATGAAAGTATTTAATGATATTTTCACAGGTACAGAAAATGCACCTGCAACATATTTTAAAGAAGGTACAAAAAGTGTAAAGGAATTTTCTGAGGAGATTACAAAATCATTTGGTAGTCAGATGCAATCTAAATTAGCAACCTTTACTGACAGTATCAAAACATTACAGGAATCTATGGCAGATGTAGTTGTAAAAGGAATAAAAGGTATGGAAGATGCTCTTGTTAACTTTGTTACTACAGGCAAACTTAATTTTAAAAATTTAGCAAATTCTATAATATCTGATATGGCACGTATTGCCATACAACAAACAATAACAAAACCATTTAGTAATTTCTTATCAGGTATTTTTGGTAATGCAAATGGTAATGCTTTTGTAGATGGTAAGGTACAGAAATATGCTTATGGTGGTGTAGTTAACAGACCAACCTTTTTTCCTATGGCAAATGGTGGCGTAGGTCTTATGGGTGAGGCAGGTTATCCAGAAGCTATCTTACCTTTAAGAAGAGGTAGTAATGGTAAGTTAGGAGTCCAATCTACAGGAAGTAGTGTAGGAAATATTGTTGTAAATGTAGATGCGAGTGGCTCATCCGTTCAAGGCGATCAGCAACAAGGTAGAGAACTTGGAAGAATTATAGCAATAGCAGTACAATCTGAATTAATACAACAGAAAAGGCCAGGAGGGTTACTCGCATAATGGCTACATTCCCATCAGCACCAGAACCAAGTTATGGTCTACAAAAAAAATCAGCACCAAACACTAGAACAGTTCGCTTTGTTGATGGATATGAACATAGGATATTATTTGGTTTAGCTCAACATCAAAATCCAAAAATATATGATTTGTCTTGGAATAATATTACAGAAACAGAAAGCGATACACTGGAAACTTTTTTAGACGCTAGGGCAAATGATAGTGCTAGTTTTACATATACAGCGCCAGGTGAATCTAGCTCATCTCAATATGTTTGTGAATCATGGACAAAAACTATTAATTATCCAAACAGAGCAACAATACAGGCAACATTTAGAGAGGTATTTGAACCATGAGTACTGCTGCTGTATTTAGTGAGGTTCAAAAAATAAATCCATCTTCAATTATTGAACTTTTTACATTACAGCTAGATAACTCCTTACATGGTGCGACTACAATTTACAGATTTCATTCTGGTAGTAATTTAAATGCAAATGGTGAAATAGTTTGGGCTGGTAATTCTTATCTTAGATTTCCTATAACAGCCGAAGGTTTCGCATATCAACGCGGTCAAATTCCAAGACCAAAACTTATAGTAAGTAATGCGCTTGGAACCATATCAGCCATACTTTTACTTGTTAATGAAACAACTCCTGGAAATGATTTAACAGGTGCTACATTTACAAGAATAAGAACAATGGCAAGATTTATCGATGCTGTAAATTTTCCAGGCAATTCCAACCCATTTGGTACACCAGACCCCACAGCAGAATTTAAACGTCAAATATATACAGTAGATAGAAAATCAGCAGAAAACAGAGAAATAGTTGAATTTGAACTTGCAGGTGCGATTGATATGGCTGGTGTTCGTGCGCCAAAGCGTCAATGTACACGTGCTTTATTCCCTAGCATTGGTACGTTTACACAATGAGTTGGAGAGATGACGCATTGGTTCATGCGAAAGACCAAGATCCTAAAGAAGCTGTAGGACTTTTATTAAATATAAGAGGCAAACAAAAATATTATCCCTGTCAAAATTTAGCTATAACAAGCCATCAAGAGTTTATTTTAAATCCAGAGGATTATGTAAAGGCAGATAATTTAGGAGATATTATTGCTGTTGTACATAGTCATCCATCAACACCACCAATACCAAGTCAAGCTGATCGTATAAGTTGTGAACATAGTAAATTACCTTGGCATATTGTTAATCCAAAAACAGGAGAGTGGGGAGAATGTAAACCAGAAGGTTATGTACCAGAATTATTAGGTAGACCTTGGGTTTGGGGTATTACTGATTGTTGGAGTTTAGTTGTTGATTGGTATAAACAGGAAAAAGGTATAGAACTTAAAGATTATGCAAGAACTATGACACCCCAGGAGTTTTTAGAAAACCCCTTGTTTGAAAATTATGCTTGGCGAACAGGTTTTAGAGAGCTAAGATCAGATGAAAATTTAGAAAAAGGAGATGTTTTATTAATGTCAATATTGCATCCAACACTAAATCATGTAGC